GTATTAGTATCAAGTCATTTGAACGACCTGAAACTTTATCAAGTGACAAGACAAGTATTGTTATTAAACCTGTCGGTCCTCCGATGCAGGCAGTGAGCGGTAGTGATACAAGCTTAGCAAAGGTCTTTCTCTATCAAATTAACGTAGAGTCAAAGAACCGTGTGGAGTGTAAAGAACTCCAAAGAAAAATTGAAAAGATTATGGAAGAACAAGGATTTTATCAAACCACAGCTGGTTTAGATGAATGGATTCCAGAAATCAAACGCTACGTAGATGCTCGGACTTACAAGGGTCGGAGCGCTCTATATGAAGAATATTAAAAAATAAGAAAGAGGTGCTATAAATGGCATTAGTTGGTTTTAAACGTATGACAGTTCGTGTGTTGGATGGAAATGCTACTCCAACATTAGGAGAAAACCTATTTGTAATCGAAGGTCAAACTGGTAAAGGTGCGACTCGTACCGCTAAGATTTCAGGTCTTGCAAGTGATCCAGTAAAAACTTATGGTAGTGACGTTGCTTACCACGTATCAAACCGTGGTGTTGGTGACGTTAAGATGGAAATGACTGCAGTTGATATCCCTTCAACTGTACTTGCTAAAATCCTCGGACACGTAATCAAGGATGACATCATTGGCATTGGTGCTGACACAGTAGCTCCATACTGCTCAGTTATGCTTGAATCTAAAGCTGCAGACGGCACACAAGCACAAGTCGGTTTCTTCAAAGGTCAATTCTCAATGGATGCTGAGGAACTTGAAACCCTCAAAGACAAACAAGAAGAACTTCCAGATGATAGCTTAAGCTTCTCAGCTATCGCAAGTGACGATGAAGACACTTCAGGCCTTTACTACATCAAGTACATTGGTAAGGATGAAGAAAAACTCAAGAAATTCAAAGGACAACTTAAAATGGTTGTTGCAGGGTAGAAGGAGAGCGCAAGCTCTCTTTTTATCTTATTTCTAGAAAGGAAAGAATATGGCTACGGTTAAATTTTTAATTAAAAACGAAAAAGGACAAGATGTTCAAAAGACTAGTAAGGAAATCACTACTAAAGATTATCGTAACTACCTGATCATGAATGAAGCTTTAAACGATGATTTGTCTGAAGTAGAAAAACTCGATAAACAGTTAGAGTTCATTGCTTCATTGTTTGAAGATGTAGAAGTGGATGAGTTGCTAGAATTCACTGATATGGCTGACATCTTTGCAGTTTTCACAGATATTTACTCTCATCTCATTGGTGATGTTGACCCAAAGGGGAAAAAATAGAACCAAAGGAAGCGCTAAAAAGGTTCTACGGATTCGTCAAACAAGCTACTGAAGGTCCATACGGTATGAGTATTCGTGATGTCATGGATACGAGCTGGGAGGATTTAATGGGAGTTATTGGCGAAACAGAATCAGCTAAGAAAGAAGAAGTAATGGACCTAGCTGACTTTCTGGAAACAATTTAAAAAAGGAGGATTAGAATGGCAGGTGGAACGCCACTAGGACAAATGTATATTGAGCTAGGGCTGGACGTATCAAAATTTAATCCTACACTTAACGGTGCTAAGAATGCAGTGAAGTATTTCCAAAGCAATGTTAAGGCGCTAGATAGTTCTCTGAAAGATAATGGGAAAAACACAGATTTACTACAAGCAAAATACAAGACTTTAGGTCAAGCGATTGGATCACAAAAAAAAGTCTTGGATGAAATGAAAAAGAGTTTTGATAAACTCGAACCAGGCACTGCTAAGTTCGATAAAGCAGCTGCAGATATTGAGCGTGAAAATGCTAAGTTAGCAGCAATGGAAGGACAACTTAGACGTGTTGAACAAGCATTGATTGCAGTAGGTAAAGAAAACAGTTTTGCCACTCGTATAAACAAGCTAGGAGATGGTTTGATTAAGGGTGGTGATAAGATTAAAGCGTTTGGAGATAATGTCTCAACGCTCGGTGGAAAGTTAACTACTGGCTTAACTGCTCCATTAGTTGCAAGTGTAGGTTTGATTACTAAAGCAGCAATCGACTATGAATCTGCATTTGCTGGGGTTAAAAAGACAGTAGATGAAACCGCCACAGTTTCTTATAAAAACTTGTCAGACGGTATTCGTCAAATGGCTAAAGAATTGCCAGCTAGTGCAGTTGAGATTGCAAATGTAGCAGAAGTAGCAGGTCAGCTTGGTATTAAGGCGGAAGATATCTTGTCATTCTCACGTACCATGATCGATATGGGAGAATCAACCAACTTGAGTGCTGAAGAAGCTGCAACTGCAATCGCTAAAGTAGCAAATATTATGGGTTTGACATCAGACGATTATTCAAGGTTCGGTGCATCAGTTGTAGACCTTGGTAATAACTTTGCTACGACTGAAAAAGACATCGTAATGATGGCCAATCGTTTAGCGGCAGGCGGTAAACTAGCTGGACTAACTGCACCTGAAATATTAGGTCTTGCAACTGCCATGAGTAGCGTGGGTATTGAAGCAGAAGCTGGTGGCACTGCAATGACTCAAACTCTTACTGCTATCGGTAATGCAGTTTCATTGACAACTAAGGACTCAGCAGACGACCTTGCATTGATTGCTAAAGTTGCAGGAACAACATCAGAAGAGTTTCAACAGGCTTGGAAAGAGAAACCAGCTGAAGCTTTGCAATCCTTTATCAAAGGTCTTAACACAGCGCATGAAAAAGGTGCTAACATGGATGCCATCTTGATGAAATTAGGCATGACAGGTATTAGGCAAGGAAATATGCTTAAATCTCTTGCTTTATCATCAGATAAAATGAGTGCAGCAGTAAACCGTTCTAATCAAGCCTGGAAAGAAAATACTGCCTTGACTAATGAAGCAAATAAAAGGTACGAAACCACTGAATCTCAACTTAAAATGTTTAAAAACCAAATAACTGATTTAGCAATTGAATTTGGAGGTCCTCTTTTAAAAGCTTTAAGAGAAGGACTGAAAGCAGGAAAACCTTGGCTTGAAACCTTAGCTAAGATGGCTAAACAGTTTAGTTCTATGTCTGAGGAACAACAAAGAAATATTCTCAAGTGGGGCGCTTTAGCAGTAGGAGCTGGGCCAGCATTAACCATTTTAGGAAAAGGAATTGGAATCATCGGAAATTTAACACAAGGACTTGGTTGGCTTACTAAAGGAGCAGGAAAAGCAGTTGGCGGTCTAACCTTAATGTCTAAGACCTTCCAAGCATTTAAAACAACTGGGAATCTAACCTCTGCATTCCAACTTGCAAGTTCTGGCATGACATCATTCGGAACTGCTACGGTTTCAGCTTCATCATCAACAGGATTGTTAGGGACATCTATGAGTTTGCTTGCAAACCCTTTAGGATTGATAATCGGAAGTCTAGCCTTAGCAACTGCGGGTGCGGTTTATCTTGGAAATGAGAAAGACAAGGCAAGAATTAAGGTTGAGGAGTTTGGTTCACAGCTAAGTGATACTGCTAGAGGAGAGTTGAGAAGTTTCCAAAAAACAGTTGATGAAACAGCTACTGCAGTCGCAAACTTTGGGACTCATGCTGGTGATGTTGAAAAAGTCTCAGGGGCTTTTAAGAAGCTTTATGAAGATATTCAAGCAGCAGCAGACCAAAGTAACCACAGAATGGAAGAGCTGGGCGCTAAGTGGGGATTGAGTGAAGAACAGATTGCAAATGCTAAAGAAAGAAATGGTCAATATGTTTCAAATGCAGAAGCGATGATGAACCAAATCAATGAAATCTATCAACGTCACAATGGCGATGCAAGTAAGTTTTCTCAAGAAGAAAAAGAAATCATCTTGAATAACCAAAACGAGATGATTAAAGCTAAATTACAGATGATGAACTTGTCGGAAGAGCAACAAACGGCAGCACTCCAAGCTTTAAACGGTAAAATAGGTTCACTCAACGAAACGCAGTTAAAACATACTAGAGATGTTTTAAAACAAGCTATGGATGAAGAAAAGAAACTCTATGAAACATCCAAAGGTGAGTGGAAAGAATTGCTAGAAGGAAAAGCTATTGACCAAGAAACTTATAACACGAAAATGAAAGAGCTTGAAGCTAACCACACTCAAACGATGGAAGCTCTGGGAAGTAAGTACTACCAAGTTATGAAAGCTATGGATGAAGAGTGGAAAACTCGGACTCGTTCTAACATTGGTAACAATTATTGGGAAGAAGCTAAGAAAGTTTTAGAAGAATATGGGTTATCTTATGAAGTAATCGGCCAGAAAGCGGCAGAAGCATCTCAAAAGGTTGGTAATTCACACAGTATCCTTGCAAACTATACTAGTGAAATGAGCAAGGAAGTCAAAGAAGCTAATGACGCTTGGTCATTGCTGGCTGGGAATATCAATGAAAATGGTAATTTTGAAGTCAAGTCCAATGTAAAAGAAGTTATCGGTGAAGCTACAAAATCTGCAGAAGGTTGGGAGCAATTACAATTCATTACCAAAAATGCTGATATCAATTCAAACGCTCTTGCTACTATTGCTGAGGCTCTTGTCGAATCAGGCAAATGGAAAGACATGACTCTTGAAGAGAAACAAGTCATCGTTAAGAATCAAGCAGGTTTACAAGCTATCTTTGATAGCGAAAGCCATCTAAAGACATGGAACAGTATGCCAGCTGAAGTCAAGGAACTTCTTTTGAAGAATACTGATATCATGAGCAAGGCGGATGAAGCAACAAAAGCTCTCACAAACTATGAAGCATTAACTCCAAAACAAAAAGAGTTGCTTGCTACGGATAAAAGTTTCAGAGATACAGTATCTCGTTCTACTGATTCTTTGAAAAATTGGAATGCAATAACACCATTCACAAAAGATTTGCTAGTAGATCCAAATAACGCTTTATATTTTACTCAAATATCAATCGATAAAATGACAGCTTGGAATCTTGCTACTGCTGAAACTAAGTCATTGGATGCAGTAGATAATACTGGTATTGCAGTAGGAAGTGCAATGGCAAGTGTGAACTCTCCAAGACAAGAAACTCCAATTGGTATTAATGCAACAGACTTAACAGGTCCAGAATCTGCATCTGCAAGCGCTGGAATCAATGCTATTAAGCAGTATGATCCTGTTAGTATTTTAGCTCAAAATAATACTCAAAGTACTGTGAGCCAAGCTCAAAGTGGGGTTGATAGTATTCGTGATAAAACTGTAACCATTAATGCTCAAGACAATGCCTCTGGTGTACTTTCTGGGATTCGAGGTTGGATTAATAGTGTAACAGGTAACTTCTTTACAAATATTTTTGCTAGAAGGCATGCCCACGGGACTAGCTACCACCCTGGCGGTTTAGCTATCGTCAATGACCAAAGAAATAGTAACTATAAAGAAATGGTTACTCTTCCGAATGGTCGGAGTTTCATCCCTCAAGGTCGTGATGTTTTACTTCCTCTACCAAAAGGCTCTAAGGTCTTGCGAGCTGATAAGACCAGACGTTTGATGCGTGAGATGGGTATTCCTAAATACGCTTCTGGTATCGGGATTCCGAGTGATGCGAAATTCCTCCGTGAAATGGAAGAAGCACAACGTAATATCACAATTCAGACTACTAGCGTCCAAAACGGACAAGATGCAGATAAAGTAGTGTCTGAGATGAGGATTCTGAGGTCAAGTTTAGAAAAAATCCTTACTGCTAT